CAGAGCTATCATCGTCAGACTCGAACGAAACCAGCGCATAATCCGTGTCAGGCGGGAAAACCCAGCGCGTTGAAATGTCATCTGCAAGGCTGAAGTCAGGCGTCTGCCAGTCCGTTGAGCCCGCGCCAGAGCTAATCAGTGCGGCCTGATAACCTACCGTTGCGTCACTGGTCCAGCCATCGTCAAGCTTGTCTACCTCTGCAACCAGCTCTTCAGACATTGAATCAGCCGTGACGTAAAACTTGCTGTTTCCTGCGTCCATCAAGCCGATTACCATCTCGAAAGAGAAATTGACCGTTTCCGTCGATCCATCAAGCGTGTTCGTATAGGTGTCAGAGACAAGCGTGATTGTATCGCCACCGTCCCAATCAGTGTCAAAATCACGGCCCGGCGTGTAATTCTGATAACGCACCTCAAGATTGCCGTTCGAATTTCGCACAAAACGAAGCTCGCACGTTGCCGACAAATCAGGCGGCGCGGAAACACTCGAAATCGCAGGGCTCCCGCCGCCGTTTAGTGAAAGCTCACACAGAAGGTAAGGCGTCGCGTTGTTTGTCCAATTCGAGTCATTTGACAGATCTTCCCAATCACCGCCCGGCGCTTGCACCTGGATCTTGTTATTGCCATCATCAACAATCTCGATCAAAAATTCGCCCGCAAGGTCCACAGTTTCGCCCGCGCCATTGGAGAATGTGCTTTCTGGCGTGAAGGTGACAATATCGCCCTCAGTCAGGTAATCGCTCGGTGTGAATGCCGAGCTTTCAAACAGTATCTCACCAGCGCCCGCACTTGTCCTGCGACCACGCGCCCGCTCAGAAAGGGTCACACCAGCCCCGCCGAATGATGCGGGGTTTGTAACAGTCGGAACCGCCGTGGTGTATTCTGTGACGGTCGCCCACGATTCGCTGTCTGCAACCGCTTCAGGGCTTCCAGAGCCCTCGCCCTGATAAGACATGTAAATCTTGCGTTTAGTGCTGACTAGCGTGTCGCGGCCCGTTCTAGTGTCAGATGGCCAGCCTGAGACTTGGCTAACCGTAACAGAATAACCATCATCATTCTGGATTGTGATCGCCGTGGCACTCCAATCAGAAGTGCCGGGATAGGTCACATTTGCATTCGCGTGAGTGGAGAGTGTCCCGCTCGGCTCCCAATTGGTCTTAGTAAAGAATGTGCCGTCATAGGGATACATAGCGAGGTAAGCGAAATCGACGCTAAAGCTCGGCACGGTCGTATTTAGCGCAGCATCCCAAGCCATTGTGTTGTGCAGGCGCATATAGCCATCGCCTGAGCTGCTAAACTCCCATCTCCGAGTGCAGCGGCCCAACTCCGCTCCGGTATAGTCTGAGCTAGATATGAAGCGATGAATTATTGTTTCCTGCTCAAGGTATGCGTCTGAGCCGACATAACGCGCGCCCGCCGTGATCGTCTGACTTGCGCCATCAACCACCAAAGTGGGCGAGCCGGTAATCATCTCGTTACCGTGCGCCGTGCCGCCCATGAAATCTGCCGCACCATTTTCACGAATAGCGAAATCGTGCGCGCCCGGAGCCTCAAGCGTCTGCCCTATCTTAAAGGTTGAATCAGATTGGAGCGCAGCCGCCCGAATAGACGTTATCAGCCACAGGTCATAGTTCAACGCCGTGCTTGTCTTGCGCTCCAGTCGGCGGCGTATCCACGTATATTCTTTGTCTGCGCCCTTGCCCTCGTAAAAATCGATTATCGTCGTGGAAACCACATCAATAATCACGCCGTTATATTGCGATAGCAGGTCATCAATTCCCGACTTATCGAGAAAGTCGGCCTGGTCAGTCGATGATAGAAGGGTGCTCATATAATCGGTGACCGCATACTGCGAGGCAACGCGCGAAAACTCCGAATAAGTAACCGCATCATCCGCCGACTTGATGGCCACATCATAATCGAGAAGCGGGCTTAAATAGGCGCTATAATAACCTGCACTATCCGCAATAACGGGATTGCTTGCGGGAGCGGTAAGCTCTGCATCAGTATATGCGGTTTGAGGTGTGGTGGTTCCGGCCTTGTAAAAATAGACCTTTGCCCCAGAAACCGGGACTCCGTTGGAATCCTCAACCTGTCGGCCCTCATAGATGCCGTCTAAAGCCATTTGTCGGCCTCCTATTTGATTTTTGGGCTGTGCCGTTGATTCTCTACCGCCGGCCTGCTGGCGGCTGGAAAACATTTTGTGGTTGCTGGGGCTGCTGCTGTCGGAAAGGCGTTTGTCCTTGCGCCGGATATTGCGCCACGCTTGGCGGATAACCAAAGCGCTGTTCATGCCCCATAAGATTGCCATCTGTAGGATGGCGGCGGGCTAAACCGTAGCTTTCAACCTCTGACAAGGTTGACGGCGCGCGACCGCTCAAGCCGCCGCCCGCATTCTCTTGAATGCGCACAAGCTCGTCAAGAACCATAATGGCTTGTTCGTCGCCGTATAAATCGCGAAACCGCTTAACCGTCGCATCAATGGGAATGTGTTGCAGCTGCCCCATATCGGCGCTGCCTTGCCCATACATTTCTTCAAATCCCATCATATTGCCGTCTGTGGGGTGCAGCTCCCGCGTCAGGAGATTTTCGCCATACGATTTGCCATCGCGCACATATGGGGTTTCAGCATATTTGTTTTGGGGCATCGCTACCTCCTATCCAGGTTTTCAATGGGCTGCCATCCGCCCGATTTTCGGTCAAAATACAGGCGACCATCTTCTGAAATCAGAACGCCTTCAGCCTCTAAAGCTCGCCGCTTTTCCGCCCCTTCAGCTGCCGTTATTGTCGGGGCTAAATCAGGCTTCAGACTGGGGCCAATCCGCTCTAAAGCCGTGCGCGCCGCGCTCGCCGCGACTGTTTTCTTGTCGCCATCGTTAAGCGTTTTCCAATTGTCATACGCGAACCAAGCACCAAGCCCGACCAAAGGGCTAGACCAAACAGCCGCCGCCGCGCCCTGCCCTAGCCGTGTGCCAAGAGACTCTAAGTCCCCCGTCAATCCATAATAGGCGTCATCTATTTTTCTGCCGACTGCCCCGGCAGCATCCCCAACACGCTCAGGAACGCTAACGCGCGGTTTCACCCAGCTTTCACGGCGCTGGATTATCTCGACCTGTTGCGCAGGCGGCAGATTCGTTTCGTCAGCGTCAAGCAGAGCCATGCGCTTTTTAACAATCTGTTCCTTCATGAGGGGCGGCAAGTTTTGCTCTTGCGGCTTGATCAAGTCCCCTTGGTCGATTGTGCGAACCGTTGTCGGTCCATATCCAATCTGCTTTGGTGCCGCCTTGGCGGGCAAAGGCTTAGGCCCGGCAGCTGGCGGCGGCGCAAGAGCATTCTGTACGGCGGGCGCTGCAATCGGGCTTGCCTGCGGTGGTGGTGTTGAAGGATTTGACTGGACTTTCGGGCGAGACGCTGCGCCGCGCGCTTGTGGTCGCATCGCTAGAATATTTGCCAAGCCTTCACGGGTTCTTGTGCCAGGGCGAAATGCTTTCAGCCCTTGCCGGGCCAAAAAGGCATAAGGGATAGGAACGCCGCTGCTAGCAATTACGCCAATATCAATTGCGTTGGCGCGGCCTGGTGTAAGCGTTTTCTCCGCAACTCGCGATATAGGGTTGTTAGTGTAAAGCAGCCGCGCATCATCTGCGGCCTTCCCTTTAACAACCCGGTTTTGCATCCCTGCGCGCGGGTCTATCTGCGCTAATCGCGGCTGCTCATCTGCTATAACCTGAATTGCGCGGCTAATGTCTTCGCCGTCCTTACCAAGGACTCGAACGAGAACGTCATGGATCCCCTGTTTCCGCAGATTGGTCATATACGCGGCAGCGTCATCAATATTGCCGCCACGCAGCATCTTTTCCATGTCCTGCCGGATGACCGTCTGAACAAGGCGCTGCTCACCTTCTGGAAGCGTTTTATACCAGCGAACAAATTCGTCAGCCTTCACCGGATCTCTAGCGGCAGCGAAGCGCCCGCTTGCCTCGGACATGGCTTCCTCTTGGCTGTAATTCTTCGCGAACCTTTGCTGTTCAGCCTTGTATTGCCCCTGCTGCCCATCTGGAACCTGCTTCCCAAAGCCGCCGTGTTCCGTGCGCGGAGCCATACGGGACAAATCATCCCAAAGATCCTCGGCCATAGATCGGTAAGACTTCACTACATCATCCGAGCTTTCTCGCGCAATCTGCCCAAACCTCTGCAAGAGAGCAAAAGGATTAGCGGCCCGTGCCGCAGCAATGCTTTCAGCGGCTGACCCGCCGTGGCCAAGCTCGCGCGCGGCCTGCTGAAGGCGCGGGCGAGCCCTTGAATCGTTGGTAATGTCGTCAAGCAGCTTTCCGGCGTTGCCCTTCATTTCATTGGTGACCCGGCCATCTGTCGGGGCATTCTGAATGACTTTATCGCGAGCATTTCCGATAGCCTTGCGCTCTGCTGCCAGTACAGCTTGCTCGTCAGCAATTGAGGTAACGCCAAGCAGGTCTTGAAAAACTTCGTCTAAAAAGCTATTCTGGGAACTCGTCTGGTCATCAATGGCCCCTAGAAGTGTCTGAGAGGTGTTTCCTTGTTTTGGTGGAGCCGTGGCGAGTTGTTGCGTGACATCTTCTATCTGCTGACTGGCCGCTGGAAAACGCTTCTGAAGCTCCACAGCGCCAATCGACGCGCGAGACGCGATGTCGTCCGTGCCGTTCAAAATGCCCACGACCTCAGAAATCCCCCGGTTTACGTCTTTACGGGAGTAACCAGCCCGCTTGAGAAGTCCGATGAGAGCGTTAACGCTAGAGCCGCTGACCTTCGAGCCAGACTGCCGCGCCATCTCAAGAACTTGACCAGAAGCTGAGTTTTTCCGCGCCCGCTTGATTGCATCAGCCGCAGCGGGCGCTGCTGGAATAGCCGCACCAATTGGTGTGCCGATAGCTGCCCCCCATTTTGCAAAATCATTTGCGCGCGCGATACGTTCGTCAAAGGAGCCGCCTTTTTCGTCGCCAAATCCATACAACCACGACCATGCCGCAGACTCCGCACCAGCAACAGCGCCGCCCCGGAGCATGTCCTTAACCAGGTTGCCGGTCTGACCCACAATTGTAGGAATCTGCTTTGCGATCCCGACGCCTTGAAGGCCGTAGGCCGTCCCCTTTATCAGCGGCGCGGCAACGGAGTTTTCGCGCTGGAAGTCAAAAGAGGTGCCACGGGTTGACTTGACTTGGCTGTCATACGCTTCAGATACGTTCTCTGTCATTCGAGAAACGCCCCGCCCCTGCGCTATATCGCCAACCGTTCCGGGGAGATTATACCCCGCACTGATTGCGGCATTAGTTGCGCCGCCAAGCTCATGTGAAAACGGCAGCGTTCCGGCAGCCGTGGTCAGGCCGTCGCTGACCCAATTAACGCCGTCCATAGCGCGGCCAGCAAGAGATTTTGACCCTTGCGGAATTTCATTTGGCTGCGCTTCGCGAATATCCGGCACAAGCCCACGACTCATTGCCTCTTCATATTTGGCGCGCGCCTCATCCGGCAAAATTCCGCGCCGATACGCTTCGGCCATCTTTTCTTGCCTGTCTGGATTGGCCATCAGTTAAGCCCTAAGTCTTTAAGTAGATCATCATCGCTCATCTCTTGCGGCGCAGACGGCGAACCTTTCGCGGTCGCAAAGAAATCACCGATCTGGGGCAAATATCCGTCAAAGCCTTCTAATGTCCCGTGCTGGTCTGCGTATCGCGCCGCGTAATCATTCATTTTGGATCGATAAACCAAGTCGTCATAAAGAACTTTAAGGCGCTTGGCGTTTACAGCTTCGTCGAGCGCTGGATCATATGCGCGCCGCAACAATTGGTCAGCCTCTTGTTGCGCAAACTGGCCACCCAGAATTGCCTTCAAACTAAGCTGAACAACAGATCCCACCGTGTCCTCTACGTCCTTGGCTTTGGCGGCGGTTATCGTCTTAAAGGGCAAATTACCGATAACCGGGCCTGACACGTTCTCATCACCTTCAAGCCTGCCGATCACGTCCTTTAGGCGGCGAAGCTGTGACGCAGCCTGAACCTGTCCGCCTAGCGTCCATTCGGTAAGGTCTTTAGCCATCTCCCTATCACGAACCTTGTCGTATTCCGTAGGCTTGCGATTTGTCGGCTCCCCAGCCCCACCCGTGACAAAATTAGGTGCCAAGCCCTCATCCCCGAACTTGCCGCCCTCGTCTCCACGCTCAAGCGAAGTAAGAGTAAATTTGCCGCCGCCATTATATGCGCGAAACTCGGAGCTTTCGAACGGAGACGTGAAATCATCAACACCATCAAAGGAAAACGACCCGCTAGATGGCGGCGCAGTTTCGCCCCGGAATTCCTGCCGTTCGCCAGTCTGGCTGTTATACATAATCGAATTGCCGTCACCCGTCGCAATAACTTTCCAGGGGTCTGTCGGCGCGGGCGCGGGCTTATTCACACCCGGTAAAACACGCTCCCCCGTGTCCATGTAGTATTGATAACCGTCTGCGCCCTGAATCGTCTTCCGGGTAGCTGCCTCGACCGGCTTGGCATTCTCAGCCACAAGGTTGCCGTTTGCATCATACCGGGCCTGACCCTGCGATAGTGAAAAGCCCTCGCCTGCCTCTTCCTGAAATCCGCCCTTAATCCGCATTTCGTCAAGAGCGGATTGAACAGCTTCGTTGGTGAACTCGGCAGGGTCCGTGGGCGCAGGCAAGCCAAGGCGCTGGCTCATCACTGTAGCTTTTTGAAAGCGGTCCAGTGCAGACATATTTGGGTCGGCAAGCTCTTGAGTCATTTGGTAGGCCATGCGGAGCTTTTCGCTTTGCCCCTGCTTCGCCATTTGCGCCTGCTGATCGCGCATCTGCATTCCAGCATCATACTGGCCCAGATCGATCAGCAGATTGCCTGCGTTGCCGTAGTCCCCAGACTTCAGCGCCTCGCCAAGCTGGCCCTTTAGTTTGTCCTGCCGCCCACGCTCATAGGCTTCAGGCGCACCAAACTTCATGACTGACTGAAAAACGTTTTTCAGGGAAGGCCCGCCGCGCCCTTCCGCAACAGCAGGCTGCGTGGCGTCATTGGTGACGCCATAACCATTCCATTCGGGTGTTCTAAAAGCGTTTCCCATCAGAAGCCCCCCGCCCACTTTCCTAGCTCATCGATGGCAGAATTTGCCACGTTGCCCCAGGTGTTAGCCTGGTTAGCGTAAGATGAGCCGCGCGCATTGGCGCTCCCCATCTGAAGATTGCCTAGATTGTTTCCGACTTGAAGCGCGTTCCGCCCCTGCTGCGCGCTAACCTGCGTGGCCTGGCCCGACATGCCGCCAAGCGCATTCCAGTGCTGCGTGAAAGCGTTGTTTGTGTTTTTGCGGTTCGCATCGTTCAATGACTCAAGATATTGACCAGAAAGCGCCACACCGCCCGCCCCGGAAGCGTCGCGGATCATGTCAAAATCGCTTTGCGTCGTTTCCAGCATTGACCGGGCAAAGCCGCCATTCATAAACCGCTCATAGGCTGCGTCTTGTGCGCCCTCTGCCGCAAAGGCATTGGCCGGAAGAGCGCCGCCGCCCCCGATCGCAGGCCCAAACGCTCTGCCTTCGCCTGCCCCGTGCCGCTCATGATGGAAGCGGCCAAACTCGCCTGAACTGATTTGGCCGTCGCCGTCCGTGTCGAAGCCGCCAGACACAAGATGGCGCTTATTCTCGGGACTTAAGGTCGTAAACGCGTTTTGAATGTCCGGGTTTGCCGCGACATAATCGCCGCCCTGCGTAGGCGCGCCAGTCGTGGCAAACCCGGATGTCGGTGCCATGCCCATAAGGGCCAGCATTTCGTCGCGCGTCCTGTCACCTGCAATACGTGTGGGCGCATTGAGCCGATTAGACTCGTTAAACATCTGCATCTGTGTTTGGGCTGCACGCTTGTTGCCCTCTACAGTCGCATCCGCCTGCGCGTCTGCCGCTTCATTGCCAGCGATTGCCGTTATAATGTCGCCGAAAAAACCCATAATTTCCTCCTAAGCACCGCCGAAGCCGCTAATGTCGCCGATTGAAATTGATACATCCACTGTCGTGGTAAGGGCCGTGCCGCCCGTCGAATCTGTTACCGTGCAAGTGTAGACGGCAGACGCGAAAGCGCCCGCTGTTACCGTGCCCGTGAATGTCGTGGTTGCCGCTGATGCGCTGTCTGGCGCAATCGTGTCGCCCGACTTCTTTGCCCATGAATAAGTGTATGGCGCGACGCCGCCGCTAGGCGTTACGGTCGTGCTGTCTGTGGTTTTTGAGCCCGCACCAAGCGAGTCCAGCTTGCTCACAAAAGTAGGCGATGCGCTCGCCGTAAGGTCGCCACTCACCGCCGCGCTAGAGATATTCCCACTCTGAGCGTCCTGCTCCGCAATCAAAGAACCGCGATCAGCAATCAACACGTCAGCAAGCGGCTGCGTTCCCGCAATAATGCTGGCTTGCCCGCTCAGTATTGCCCCAACCGAATTTTCAGATGTGCCGAAAACCAGCTCTTCAAGCCATGTTCTGAAGGTGGCAGTCATCTGGCCGGTCTGCGGGTCCACAATCGGGCCTATTGGCATTTCGTCAATCTTCGCCAATTGCGACACCGTTAATCATGTGCGGATCGTTCGAACGAAAAAACAGGGTCACTTGCGGTTCACGCGCCCGGCCATTCTGACGCCATATCGCCCGCTTGCGGTATTCGCCCTGCTTCCCCGTGGAGCGATCCCGATAGGCACCGCGCGTTATGCCGTTGTCTTTGCTGAGAGCCATAGAGATATACGCATCCTGGCTGGCGTCCGCACCAGATCCGCGCCCCTTCGTGCCATCGACGCGAACACTCGGAATAGCAACCCGACCGCCCAGTATAGGGAGGTGCGCGCTCCACTCAGTCACGATTTCAAGACCGGCTGCGCTATCGGTCACATAGTCCCGGCTCAGTTGAGCAAAATCAGACTCAAACCCGCTAATTGCAAAATGATCGCCGGATGCCTCAACAACTTGCGACCATTCCAGAGTGTCGCGCCCGTAAGTCTTCCACAGAAACCACTCACCGCTGGATGCATCGTAAGCATAGCAGCCAAGCGCACCGTTCAGGATGTAAAAGCTATGGCCTTCAATTTCCATATATGAGGAAACAATGTCCGTGCTATCTTCAGCCCGCAAGCGCCTGGAAAGCCAAGGCTTGCTGATCAGCGCAGGCGTTAGGCCGTTTAGCCTGTAAACTGAATAATCATCGCCAACCCAAAATAGCGTGTTATCCAGCTGTTGAATCGTATGCTTTGATAGGCAGCCGCGCTGGATTGTCGAGCCAACTTGGGGCCTAAACGCCGCCGCGCCTTCTTGCCCGGTCTGAACAAATGGCTGGATTGTCTCAGACCCGAAAATATAAACCAGACTGTTAAGCACAGCCGCGCCAACATTCGCATCAGGACTGTCCTCTGTCGTCAAAAAATACGTTGTGCTGGTCGAGTTAAAATCTAGCGTGTCACTCCAGCCAAAGCGTGAGCCATAAAGAAAGCCAAGCCGCTGCCCAATGCTGAAAATGTCCACAAATTCTGTTTGGCTGTGATTGCTCAGGTGAAGCGCATAATCTGAATCAACCGCCTGCGCCACAGCGGAGCCCGTGGAGACGTATATTTGGCCGCCGCTAAGGATTGCACCCTCAACCTCACCAAACGCCATACGAACACGGTCAGTGCCCGACACTGTGCCAGAAAGCGAGCCCCAGACGCCCGCAGTCGTAACCGTTCGAACCGTATTCCCGTCAACCACCAGAATGTTGCCGCTTGCATGGCCGTCCACTTGGCCTATCCCGCGAGGAATGCCGGTTAGAACGCCGCCAGTGTCAAGGCTCCGCGCGCCGGGCCGTAACGCATGACGCATGGGCCGATTGGGGTCATTCTCGTTGGGCTCAGAAAACAGATTCACGCAGACCTTGCGACCATCTCCCACGCCGTCCGGCTCATAATGCCCTGCAGCTATGCGCGCCATAGACATCAGAAGTAATCGACCCTGATAGGCGTATCGTCAGAGAGCATCTGCGCAAGGCCCCGAATTTCACGAAGGCCCATCATGCTATCACCACGATAGCGCTCGCGCTCTTCACGCGGCAGCACAGGACAATAGAACGTCAAATACTCGGCCAGCGGATCTTTTACGCCGTCAGGAACACTGCCCTGCTCCCACCAAACAAGCTCGGCCTCTCGCAGATATTCCATACGGGCAACATAGACGGTTTCCATAGCTGAATAATCTTCAGCAGCAGCCACTTCGTCGCCCTCAAGCACGTAAACCTTGCGGAGCGTAAGATTGATAATGTCAGCATCAGTCGCCACGGCGCTCTAGCTCCAATTCAATCGCAGTGACCGCATCGGCCTGATTGGCGATTTCCATATCTGTGAATTTCTTGGCAAGCACCATCTGGCGCTTCCAGTGCATCTCGCGCCAGTCAGCCGGGATTTCTTCAGCTTTCGGCGCGCCGCGATGCGGAATGTCTAGGTCAGGGTCGGCATCAGATACCGGCTCAGGCTCACCCGGCGTATATTCGGTTATAACTTCCTCTTCAGGCGCAACCTCTACAGGCGTCGCCTCCGGTTCCGGCCGTGTCGCCGCCTCAAGCAATTTGCGAAGCGTGGCGTTCTCGGCCTCCAGCGCAGCAACCTTGCGTTTCAGCTCGGCCTCTAGCGGGCTTTCCGGTGCATCGAATGCCGAAGGCGGCGCAATGTCCGCCTTCGGCTTATCGCTGTCAAAGTAGGGCATAGCGTCTAGCTTCGCCTCAAAGGCAGTATCGGAAATCTCGACCGCTTCGCCTTTGGGGAAATCAATTCCCCGCAAAGTGATAGATTCTTCAAGTCCAGTGTAGGTATAGCTAGGCATTCTATGCCCTCCTTATTTCAGATTAAGAGTCTGCGACCGCAGCAAAGAATCCGGTGACAATGCCGTGGTCTTTCAGATCGTCAGTGTCGCCAGAGCCTGACCCGAAAGTCAGCTTTTCAATGCCGCCCATTTCCATGATGGCACAGCCTTTCTTACGGCCATAGTCGAAGGTCTCTTCCGCAGACTTCCAACGCTCGGCAACACCATAGCCAAGCGCCTGAGCGCCGCAGAGATATGCGGGCGCAACGTCGATACCGGCAGCGCCGACACCGGACAAAACTGCGATGTCTTCAATTTCTTTGACAATAACGTTATCCCAGAGAATATCCCCGCCCTTGAACAGGCGTGAATTCTCAGACGACAACGAGACTTCGCGTTGAGCTTGCTGGATGGCGCTGTTTTCCCGCAGATCACGGAACGTCAGCGACCCCACATACATGACGTAATATTTACGACCATTTTTCGCATAGGAATCCATGACGGGCCGGATTTTCGGGCTCGCAGTGGACGCAATACGCTTCATGAGACTGATCGCACCAGGCGTCAGCTTGTCGTTGGTATTGTCGATATTCGCCAGCGATGCAGAGTGATCGTTAGACGAGTTGTTCGACTTGGCAGCACCAAACAGAACACGGTCGGCATTATCAACCAGCCACGCATCCTTATTGGCCTCTGAAGCAGAGCCATAGGCAACGCCGTTAATCGATGCCAGAGCATCGAGAACGCGGTCGCGGGTGTTTTCCATTGACCAATCCTTCAGGGAAGCCTTAGCCGCCTTGCGAAGATTGATTGCGGAAATCTGGTTTTCCCAACGATTTGAACGAACGCCGTGCGCCCGCTCGTTAATGGTCAGCTTGAACGAACGGGAATCAAGAGATTCCTCGTTGCCCTCAAGGGTAGAGCCATCGGTAACTCCAGCACCAGAAAGTTTGTTGACCAGAGCGAAGGTGACGGAATCGCCTGCCTTCTTGGTCAGGTCTTCCTTGACCTGGATGATTGAGCTTTGAGAAGTGCCCATTTCACCTGCGAAACGGTTTTCACTCAAATGCTCGGTAAAGAATTGATCGTCCCACTGCTGGACGGTCAAGCCTGTTGCTGCTGAAGTTTCAGCCATTGCCTTATTCCTTTAAGACTATTCCCCAAGCACATCGCTTAGGGGGGTCGGGCCGCTCCAATTGGAGCCAGACCGCGAACCAACGTTACGGGTCTGAGAAAGGTCTGTAGGCATCACTGGAGCCGCTCGCGGCGCTGTGCCGGTCTGCGGGTCGGGCATATTCTGAAGCTCAGCCAGTTTGGCCTGCACTTGCGCTTGAATATACGCATCTGGATCGTCGCCCATCTTGTTCAACATGTCGTAGCGCTTATGCCAATTCATGACTTGACCAATTGGGTCGTCGTGAATGCCAAACTGCGCAACTAGTGTCTGATACTCAACCGGGTTAGTCCGGGCCAAGTCTTTGAATGCGTCTTCCGCCGCTTGCACTTTTTCCGCGCCATGAGATTGACTTGCCAGCATTCGAGACATGCGAAGGCGTGTCTGTGCCTCAACCGCTCCAACCTGCTGACTGACCAGCTCTTGCACCTGATACCCTTGCGGGTCTTGATGCTGTTGCTGTTGCGCCTGCTGCTGATTGATCCAATTCTGATACTCCGCATTCTGGCGCTGAATATCCGCCATCTGTGCCTGCATATCCGAATTCGACTTTTCCAGCTCTTGCCGCTTTGTCTTTTCGTCTTTGTATGCCGCGTATTGCCAGCCTTTCGGCTCATCTTCAGACGGTTCCGGCTCTGCCGAAAGGTTGTCGCCTGATTGAACGTCATCTGACGCTTGTGCAATCGGTTCTGCCTCAACGGTTTCAACGTCATTTTCAGACGTATTCTCACCATTAAGAGCATCCTCTAGTGATGTTCCCATATCATTTCTCGCTATTGTGACCTTGCGCTGTCATCGCGTCCTGCCCGCTGCCCGGCATCGGCTTTAATTGCCCGTTATGGTCGGCATCACCTATCAGCGCCCGTGTGTCGCCAGGGTCGGCGGCAAGTGGGCATTCTGAATCTCGTTCATCGCCTTGGCTTTGTTCAGCTCAATTTCCGAGCCCACCTTGGCGGCATTAGCTTGTTTAGTCTGAATATCAGCCTGCTTGTTCATCAGATCCGCTTTCGCGTTCTCAATGCCAAGCTGTTGCATGACCTGCTGAAGCTGTTGCTGCATCTGCTGCATTTGCTGCTGCTGCGGGTCCATTTCCCCGCCGCCCTTCAGCGTTTCAATCAGCTTATCCTTGTTCCGCAACTGAGACGCCTGCAAAAGGATTTCAGCATACTGGGGCGGCATCTGTGCAATCATCGGCAAGGTCTGAGCCAGCTGCTCGAACTGTTCGCCCTGAATCGTGATCGTGTCCGGCGCGTCTTCAATGATAATATCCACATCCATCTCAGCGACGGGATTCTGTATCTTGTTAACCATGCCAAGGCGCGGATCGTTCGGCATAAGGCCCATTTGCTGCATCACCTGGACTCGCTGCTCGTCTGGCATCTCCTGCAACTGATCCTGAACCGTCATAGGGCGATTGAAGCCGACAAACTTGGCGTTGTCTTCGTTGTCCGTCACCCGCACCCAGCGTTCTTCTGTCCAGAACTGGCGAACGCGATTCCAGATCGCCCGGTAAACCCGCACATCAAACCGGCGAAGCGTATCGAGCAAGTCGCCCATTTCCATCATGCCGCCTTGCTGCTGCGCCTGAATAGCGCGGCCAGATTGGCCTTCAGCATCGCCTAGCATCGCAGCATTAGGCCCGGAGCGGTCCATATAGCCCATTGCGTCCTGCAACAGCGCCGCCTGACCTTGGCTCATGTCCGTATTTTTCTCAATCTGAAACGCGCCTTCACGCATAACGCCAGGGGGAAGCTCAACAGCGCCGTCAGGCTTGGCCAGCTCCTCACGAACGTGGCGCGATTCAACACCAGAGCCCTTTTCATAGATAATCTGGCGCGTGTTCAGGATGTGCAACGCCTTCGACCGGCGCTTGTTAATCTCGTCTTGCGGGTCAATCAGCTGGCGCACTTCGCCGTATCGGTTGTTCTCGCGGTCAACATAGGCGCTTTCCATGATCATATCAGGGACAGGCTGGCCGTCTTCATCAATGAATGGGCTAGGCCCGCTTTTCAGCACAGACCCGCGCGTAAATTCGCAGAAATGCCAGACGCCGCCCTTCTGGTGATACATCTGCACAACACGAATCCGCTTGCGGGTCTTGTCAGCCCACAGCTTCCATTTCGGCTTATCGTCGTATGTGTCGCCAACCTGGGTTGCGTTATAGGTGGCATTCAAATCGTCTTTGGCGTCTGGATACATCGCTACGGCTTCGTCGTAATCCATCCAGACCACTTCGCCAAAATAGCGCGCATCGCTGAAATCCAGCTCTGAACTGTGCGGATCAAAGAAAAACCGATCCCAGCTAACCCGCTTCAAGCTGATCTCTGGACCTTTGCGGCCCATCTTCACGCCAACACGAACGCCGCCAATGCCCTCAACCACAATGTTTCGAAAGATCCGGCTGCGCTTCGCCTGGTAGTCTTCATTCTCGCAGACATAGCGCAAGGCATCGGTTGCCGCGTCTGCATCTGCATCATGCTGCGGCGTCCGGGCATAGGCTTTGGGGTCAGTCCGCTGTGACTTCTCGACACCCTGCAAAAAGCCCACCTTGTCCTTGATGACGTTAAACACAATCGGAGGCTGGCCACGCTTCGCAAGCGTTTCCTTCTCTGTCGCCGTCAGCTGTTTGCCGTCAACATAGTCCCGGTCGCGCTCGGAAAGCTGGCGCGCGTCCCAACTGGTCTCTTCTGCCTCTTCGAACCACTGCACGTACTGAGACAGCATAGCGGTTTCGTCGGTCATCATAGCGTCTTCCAATCGTTCGCCTCCTGTCTCTGTCGGTTAAATGCCTTGCGGTAACGGCTCGGCTTCACTGTCTCTTCTGGTGACTGAACGAAGGCAGGATGCGCCTGATCGATCACCCGGCCCATAATTCCGCAAACGTCCACAGCGTCGTCATTCTTGCCCGCTGGAAAGCTCAAAAGCTGGTTCAAGATCCGGTCGCCCATCGGGCCTTCTGGCAAGCTCACATGACCCATCGCAGCCCGCGCCTGGAAAGCTCTTGCCCGTGTCGGTTTGTCGTGAATGCTCGGCACCCACTCAACCCGGCAGAAAGTCTCTCGCTCATTCATCCGGCGCTTCAGCATCGGCTCAACAGCCTTTTGAATCACGCCAGCTTCGCCAAACACGCAGAACGGCTTATGCGCTTCGATCATGTCCAGCTTGCGTTCAATCCATACGTCAGAGCTTGTCTGACCTGACCACCAGTCTTCAACGTAAATCGTGTTATCCGGGGCAATCGCAAAAAGCCCGTGTTCGGTATAGTCGCCGCTGCCTTCACTCACCGCATAGTCAGAACACAGATACCGGCTGACATTGTGTGGCACCGCCCTATGGCGCTTGAACCATTCCCGCTTGAAGAACGTCCCTTCATCAGGGCTTGGCTCTTGCTGATACAGCGCTGACCAGTCGCGCGGGCCTATCGTTCCCTCAATCTCTCGCAAAATATCAACAGAGAAGCGCTCAGGCCAAAGCGCCGCGCCTTCCTTGCTGATTGCGGGCAATATGAGCTTATCCCACTTCTTGCCGCCGTTTGCCTCTGCCTCCAGGAGCCGCCCAGCAAGGTCATCTTCATGCCACCGCGTCTGAATCAGGATTTCAGCCCGCAAGCCCTGCAATCGAGTGTAGGCCGTTGAGGTGTACCAATTCCAGACTAGATCCCGCCTGTTCTCGCTGTCCGCCTCTTCACGGTCTTTAAGAGGGTCATCAATGATAAGAATATCAGCACCGCGACCAGTAACGGCAGTGCCAACACCAGCAGCAACATAAGCGCCACCACCCGAAGTGTTCCAACGGTTCGCGGCCTTGCTGTCCGGGGCCAACTGCGTATCAAAGACGTTCCCATATTTCTGCTCTGCAACTATGTTCCGCACCTGTCGGCCAAAGTCCGTTGCCAGATCCGAGTTATACGACGCCTGAATAATTGACCGGCCAGGGTTGCGGCCAAGGAACCATGCAGGAAAGCGCTTCGTTGCCAGCTCTGACTTGCCGTGCCTCGGAGGCATGAACACCATTAGCCGTTGGATCTCGCCGCGCTCTACCTTCTCAAGCGCTTCCGCTATCAACTGGTGGTGAACCGCCGCCTCGTATTGAGGGAACGTGTATTCAGTGAATCTTATGAGACTCGTCTTCGCCTGCATCCTGTTCAGGACTTCCTGCGCTGCCTGCGCGGGCGATAGAGACAAGTTCGTCAAGTGAGAAGTCTGCTGCATCTTGTTTGTGTGTTACGGTTTGATCAACTGAAGCTAGGCGAGCGTGAACGTAAGGCGCGGCGGCTTTTGCCGCGTCCATGCGTGTATCAAAATCATTGCCCTCATTGCGCAGCGCCTCCAGCATGAACTCAAGCGGCGTCATTCCGTCGCCAGCTTTTTTTATCGCCTCTTCAGTCAAGCGCGTCTTTGCGCCTTTTGGGCGTCCTGCGCCTTTTCGTTTTCCGCCGTGATTAGACATTTGAAATTTTGATATGATTCAAGCTAGACATAGAATTTCTCTTGCTGTTCGGAGAGTTTAGTCATTGCCGCCCACCAACACGCCACACAGAGCCCTCAGCGAGAAACTCGCGGAGGAACATCTCATCCCACTCCCTCATCGACTTCATCGCATGAGCAGGCGCTGACTGGACCGACGAAACTACAGGAACGGGCTCGGCCAATGCTTTTTGCACAAATGGGGCTACTGCTGCGAGCTTCAGTAAATTACGGCGCGTAGTGCTCAACTTACTCTCCCATAAGATAAACGCTCAGCGGCAACAGTGCTGCGCGCTAAGAAATACATCGTGTGAACCTGACCGCCTGACCGGGTGACTTTCAATTCTGTTCGGCCCCGGCTGTTCGTGCTTAGGCCGCTGAAGCGCAGTGTTGCTTTAGGCGTAGCGAGGCTGACAGTGCATGTGACACCCGAATTGGTGACGCTGGCGTCCGATACCGTCTCACCGCTTGCAAGGATTGGAGCAAGGTCTACCACAACGTCCAGCACTTCGTTTTCGTTCATGTCCAGCTCGAACCGTGTTCGGCTGCGGCTGTGTGTGAGACCACGCACAACGCGGCGGCCATTCTCTCGAAACTGGACAAGGCGCTCAGTCATTGAACGGCCAAGTGGCAAACAGCGTTAGGCGTGCCAGAGCCGATGACTCGATACTGACCCCAGCCGGTGATTTGCTTAACCGTGTCGGCCCCATAACCGTCTTCGACCGCGATCCAATTGGTCCCGTCCATTGATGCCTGAAGCGTGATCACGCCCGCAGTCCAGTCAACAGTCAGCATTCCAACCTGGTCGCGAGCGATTGAGACAGGGCCAACAACCTCGTCATTAGCGTCGATTGTGCCAGATGCGTATTTGCTCATTCCATCCTCCTAGAGAGTTATTCCGAGAACGCTTGCAGCGTCCGCCTCGATAGCCGCCAACTCAGCAGCGCTGGGGTCAGGCAGACAGACAAAGTAAGCAAGATCAATGTCGCCATCGACCGCGCCGCCGCCTGTCGTGCTGTAGCGGGTCGGATACAAATCATTCCCTGTCGAAAACGAAACGCCTTGAGCGGTTACGACATGCCAAGCACCGTCTGCAATCTCAGTATGCACATCGTCCTCTGTGGT